GCATGCTACAAAGCATAGCACTATGCCTACCTACGAACAGTTAAACGCTGCTACACACTTGGACGCAAAGCCTATCCCGGAGATGGCAGAGGGACATAACGATTGGTTCCTTGAAGAGTTTGAATCGTTTACCAAGCGACAGGAACTGGAACGTGCAATTCTTAAAGCAGCAGATTTACTGGAAAAAGGCACATATGATCCTGTAGAGAAACTAATCAAAGATGCAGTACAGATTAGCCTAACCAAAGACATGGGCACAGACTACTTTGAGAATCCTAGAGAACGACTTATGGCACTCAAGGACAACAATGGACAGATAAGCACAGGTTGGCCTGCAATGGATCGCAAACTGTTTGGTGGTATGAACAAGGGTGAGCTAAACATTTTTGCAGGTGGTAGTGGCAGTGGTAAAAGTTTGTTTATGCAGAACTTGGCTGTTAACTGGGTAACAGCAGGACTTAACGGTGTATACCTAACACTAGAGCTTAGTGAAGGTTTGAGTGCTATGCGTATTGACAGCATGCTTACAAACGTCAGTACTAAAGAAGTATTCAAAGACTTGGACACTGTTGAGATGAAAGTTAAGATGGTGGGCAAGAAAGCAGGCAACCTACAGATCAAGTATATGCCAGCACAGAGCACAGTTAATGATGTTAGAGCATATTTGAAGGAACTTGAGATTACAAAGAACATGCATATTGACTTCCTGCTTATTGACTACTTGGATCTATTGATGCCAGTTAGTGCAAAAGTCAGTCCCAACGACTTGTTTGTTAAGGACAAGTATGTAAGTGAAGAACTACGCAACTTGGCTAGAGAAATTAACACAATCTTTGTTACAGCATCGCAGTTGAACCGAAGTGCAGTTGAAGAGATCGAGTTTGATCATTCGCACATCAGTGGCGGTATTAGTAAGATTAACACAGCAGACAATGTGTTTGGTATCTTTACGAGTCGTGCAATGCGTGAACGTGGACGCTATCAGATACAGCTAATGAAAACACGTAGTTCAAGTGGTGTTGGACAAAAGGTAGACTTGGAGTTTGATATTGAAAGCCTGCGTATCAGAGACTTGGGTGAGGATGAAGACTATCAGAACTTTAAGAAGCAGAGTAGTAGTATCTACGAACAACTTAAAACAGGAGACAAAACTCCTGAAGTAGACGGAGATGCTGAAGTTGGTAAGATTACTGCTAATGTTCAAAGTAGTAAACTTAAAGACATGCTAGCAAGTTTAAAACAAAGTGATTAACTACAATAACATCAAGCATTGTGAGATAGAGCTTAGTAGTTATTGCAACGCTGAATGTCCGTTATGTCCACGAAATTTGTTTGGATATCCTTATAACAGTGACTATACAGTAAGACATTTAACACTTGATAATATTAAAACTATCTTTGATAGAGAGTTTTGCGATCGTGTAGAATTTACATTTGAAGGTAACTTTGGTGATCCTATAATGAATCCAGAGTTATTAGATATTGTTGAGTACTTAAATAGTCCAGTTAAAATTTGCACAAATGGTAGTATGCAAACTAAAAAGTTCTGGCAAGAGTTAGCAAAGTATAATGTACGTATATTATTTGGTATTGACGGACTATCAGGAACACATGAAATATATCGTAGAGGAACTAGTTGGCAAACTGTTATAAACAATGCTAAAACATTTATTCAGGCCGGCGGAACTGCTACATGGAAAATGATAGAGTTTGATCACAATCGCTCTGAGATAGATCAATGTCGTGAACTAAGCAAACAATTAGGATTTGCTAATTTTACTCTAATTAATTCCGGCAGAGATAGCGGGCCAGTGTTCGATAGACAGGGTAATTTAGAACGTGTACTTGGCAACTGGACAGGTAGCACTGTACTAGACGATTATCTAGATACAATAGAAAACGGTGATATGCTTCTTGAGGATATATGGGATACGCCCAAACAAGTATCGTGCCAGGCATTAAAAAACTCAAGCATATATGTATCAAGCACTGGAGAAGTTTATCCTTGTTGTTTTATGGGATTTAGTCCTCGCACATATGGACATGGTCGCTGGCACCAACCTGTGAACAAACAAATACAAGAATTACTTTATAATAATAATGCACTTGAACGTCCCTTACGTGAATGTATAGGTTGGTTTAACAGTATCCCTGGTTGTTGGAATAAATCTAGTTTTGAAGATGGTAGATTGGTTGTATGTGATAGTTCATGCGGCAAGGTACCTATCTAACCTATAGCCTTTTGCATCCCAACAGTCAATATATCTGGTGCCGTTTGTCATGCGTATCTTTCCTGAGCCCACGACCACATCACTGTCTCTGTATCCAAAAGGCTTTTTAATTGTTACATCCACATAGTCGCTGTTGCCCACGCCCAGTGTAACAAATGTGACATACTTGCCTTCAGCACCCTTAAACACACGACCGTTTGCTACTAGCCCTGCAAAGTTTACATGATCTAGATATGTCTCCTGCACAAACATGTTGGGCATAAACTCTGGTTGTGTCCAGTAACCATTGCGTTTGTATTGCGTAACTGGCGACTCACATATACCATTCTCAAATCCTAAATCACGCAGATCCCAGCCGGCTGTCTTTGCTTCCTGTTTGTGCACCCAGCGTTTGTATGATCCCTGGCAGTGTTTAAGTGCGGCTCCCCAGAACTGCTTGGGATTGTGTGCTTTCTGATATGCCAGTGCCCAGATAAGTCTGCCCAGGTTAACAGCATGAGCACGACACAGTCCAAAGTTACCCAATCCATATAGCTCTTGTATAATCTGTTCTTTGTCCTCATGCTCTCCCATGCGGCCCATAAACTCCATCACACGCTCTTCATCTTTCTTAGAAAATGCTCTGCGATACATGTCTGCTTCGTAATAATCACAACCAATCAGTTTACTGATTTTGCGTATAGCATCGTCCTCATACACAACTGTATCTTCTAATCTCTGCTCTGTCCAGTCCTGGAAGAAACTTGCTTTCTGTCTGCCTGTGGTTGCAACAGGACGTATGAGTGCTGTAGCAAACACACAGTCTGCTTTGCTCTGTGGTTGTATTGCACGGAACAGTCGTCTCATTGCAGGAGACTCTGCTTGTGTTACACCAATAACGTCACCACGGCATAACAACTGACTTGTTTCAAAGTCCTCTTCTGGATATGCTTCTAGTGGAGTGTCAGGATCTATTTCAATAAGTTGGCTTAGTCCTCTGTTAGCAAGTATGTCGATCTTAAGATGTTCTAGGTCCTCAACTTCACGTTTGTCCAATAATATCTGATTGTCTTTGTTTACCAAGCTCTTTGCTATCTTGTGTTTGAACACAAGTACGCCTCCGCAGTGTTTGCTGATGCTACGTTTTTTGCCTATTAGTTTTTTTTCTATTCTCATGGCCTCTTCCTTGTCTATGTCTAAATCTTCATAACGAAAATTACGAGGAAGTCTACCAGACGCACCTAGACGGCGTGCCGCTTCTCTACGTGCACTGCGCTCCTTGTATAGCACATAGTTACTGATTCTTGCTGAACGTTCTGGCCAATTTGCGAAGATACGTTGCATCACAGTCGCCTGTTGCCAATGCGGAAAGTCTATGTCTACGTCTGGTAGATCATCCCTCAAAGGATTTAGGAAACGGGCAACAGGTATCTGCCACCTTATGGGATCAACGTCCGTTATTCCTAGGAGATAACAGACAAGACTAGACCCTGCTGAACCCCGAGTCATATGTGGAATGTCCTCGGTCAGAGCTAGTACGTCGCAAATTGTTAGGAAATAATCAGTAAAGCGAAGTTTGAGTATAATCTCAAGTTCTTCGACGAGTCTGTCTTGGTACTCAGGAGCCTCTGGTATTTGCCTTGTGAACCTGCCAAGTAGCCTATCTATTTGAGCCTTCGCATCTTTTGGTAATTTCATGTTGCCTCTGTTAGCCTAAATGCCTAAAAGTTTTCGTTTTTGTGCCTAAGTCATTAGTAAATGACATTTTATTTAGTTTTTAACAACTTGATATTAAGTTTTTTTGATTGTATAATACGATAAATATAACTAAAGCTCTGGAACGACTATGAAAAAGAATACTAGAAGCCTACTAGAAGAATTAAATCGTGTTTCTTATTCACACGACCGCAAGCATGTACTAGAACGTACAGGCGAAAGTATTATTCAAAGTGCTATTAATCTATTTGAAGAATTACATCGTCATTATGACAGTGAGACTGCTGGTGATCTTGAGCGTAGGTTAGTTAATAGTATCCGTCATCAGGATGTTAATCGTTTCAGAAGAGGTATCAAAAGAGCTCAAGATAATGAGAATTAAAGATTTTACGGTCGAGGAAACTCCTAAACTACGTGCTGATGATCTTGCACTAACAGATATCAGTCCAGATCTTAGACCAATTGTTAGAAAAGCATTGGTTAGATTTCCAATGGAAAAAGACAGACTAAATGCTGTTATTAGAATGATGCAGCAAGATACCGCTCGTCAACAGACAAATATTAATAACATTAATAGGTTGGATAGAGAAAACGACGAACAGGATATTGAACTAGACAGCGATGACATACGTTTAAATGACTTGGAAAAGAGAGTGGATAGTTTAGAAAAAGGTGGTCCACAAGAAAGTATTAGTGAAGGCAAAGAAGGCAAAAACCTACACCTTACACACCTAGAGGATCTAATGCTAGATCAAGGTTATGATGGTGTAGTAAGTGCACTACAGTATGTAAACGGTGTACGTGACATGCTAGCACAAGGCGGCGGCAAACAAAAGGTTACAGTAAAGTGGGATGGTGCTCCAGCAGTGTTTGCTGGTATAGATCCAAGCGATGGGAAGTTTTTCGTTGGTACAAAGGGTGTTTTTGCTAAGTCTCCTAAATTAGTCAAAGACAAAAAGAGTCTAGATGAATACTTCAAAGGGCACCCACTACACGGAATACTAAGATATGCATTTGCAAGTCTTAAAAAACTAGGAATAAAAAACGTATTACAAGGGGACTTGTTATTCTCTCCCGAGCGTCCACCAGAAACTGTAGAAATTGATGGCGAGAACTATGTGAGCTTCCGTCCTAATACTATTACATATGCAGTAGCAGCAGACAGTGATTTGGCAAAAGTCATTGGCAGAGCTAAACTAGGTGTGGTATTTCATACAACATATGAAGGTGCAAGCATTCCAGAGATGCAGGCTAGTTTTGGTGCTGATATTAGTAGCCTAAATGATGTAGCTGATGTATGGGTTGAAGATGCTTACTACACAGATGTAACAGGCAGTGCTACACTAACAGACCAAGAGAACGCCGATCTTGCACGAGACCTTACATCAATAAGCAAAAGACTAAGTGGAATAGATAAAGCAAACTTTGATAAGTTTAGAACAGACCAAGACCTAGGGCCATTGTTTAACATGTTTATGAATCAACGTGTTCGCGACAATCAACCGGTTGGTGATCCTAAAGCATTTGTTAAAGACTTCTTAGCGTTTTATAAGGAACGCATTGATAAAGAAGTTGCTAAACTAAAAACTGGGCCTGAAGGCAAAGCGGGTCAAGCAAAGTTAGAAAAACTTAAACAAACCAATCAGTTTATTAAAGACAACTTGGGTACATTATATGCAATGTTTGACATTTACAGCAAGTTAATTGATGTAAAGATGAAAACCATTGCAAAACTAAATACAATACAAGGAATTGGAACGTTCCTTAAAACACCTGATGGATATCAAGTTACTAATCCA